CAGTGGTCTGGTATAGAAACTGATAACGAAGGGACATGGACGGTGAGCCAGACATGACCCTGCCACACCTTGAAATCCACAGCCGGGGAACAGGCAAGGACACCAGCGTCAGAATAAACGGCGACCAGCAGAAGGGAATAACCAGCATATCACTGGAAGTAGCCGGAAACAGCATGGTAGAGGCCCACGTTTCATTTATTGAACCGACCGTGGACTACGAAGGGGAAGCCGTTTTATTAACCACAGTGGACGGCCACACATACGAGCTGATCCCCAGAGTGACCAGGGGGACACCGGCCAAATGTTGAACTACCAGGCCCTGGGAAGCAACGACGAGATGAGGCACAGGCGCCTCACCGTCCTGCGGTTTATGCTTAAGGGAGCAGAACCCCCGGAGATTGCACACCAGATGGGAAAGCCGGTTAAGACGGTTTACAACGATATCGCCCACCTGAAGAAAACCCAGATTTATGGCGAAGAGAGCATCGAGATCATAAGGGACCAGGGCAACAGCTTCTATGAGCAAAAAATAAGAGAGTTGGAAGGCCAGATCGCCAGGCTACCAAACAGAACCCCAGAGGATATCCTGAAATTCGGAAACATACGCCTGGGACTTGAAAAACAGATACTAGCCTGCAAGGAGAAGAGCCTGCAGCTTGCCGGAGCGTTCCAGGAGACCGTGAACCACGGCGGCCAGATAGACCTAGTCTTTGAGGAAGTGGATGGCGGGGCACGTACTGACCAGGAAGAAGGCGACCCTTTCAGCACATAAGCCAGGGAAACCACAGGTTAAGGTCCAGGTAATAAAGACCTTCAACCAGGCATGGGTGCGGAACCCAGGGGGCCGTTTCTTCGTATTTTACGGCGGAGCTGGATCCGGAAAGAGCGTAGCCGTTGCACAGCGGATATGCCGAATATTATTAAAGGCAAGGGGCTGCCGGATATTGGTAGCCAGGAAGACCCTGCCGTCCTTGAGGATTACGGCCTACCAATTGATTAAGGACACATTGAGCGCCTGGAAGATAAAGTACGACGAAAACAAGACCGCCCGCATTATTCAGGTCGGCCCCAATCAAGTTTATTTTAGCGGCCTAGACGACCCGGAGAAGATCAAGTCGGCCGAATTTAACTACGTTTGGATAGAAGAGGCAACCGACGTCAAAAAAGAAGACTTCCTCCAGGTCAACCTGAGAACCAGGAGAAGGAACGCAGACGGCCCAAATCAAATTTATTTAAGTTTTAACCCGATTGACGCCCATCACTGGCTAATAACAGACATAGTGGAAGGCCCCAGGAAGGACAACACCATCATCCACCACAGCACCTACCTGGACAACCCCTACCTGCCCCAGGATTACGTGGACGAATTGGAGAGCCTGCAGGAGCGCGACGAGAACTTCTATCGCATTTACACCCTGGGACAGCCCGGCGTTTTGAAGGGCCTCATATACCAGAATTACGACGTGATCCCCTGGCCAGCAAAGGCAGGCCACCCAACCAGGGACGCCGACATGATGGGCCTCGACTTCGGTTTTAATAACAAGATGGCCCTCATCACCATTCGATACATAGAAGGCGAGTTCTACCTCAAGGAACTTTTTTATGAGAGCGAAAAAACCACCCAGGACCTGATCGCATGGATGAAGAAACACCTACATAATAAAAATATTCCAATTTATGCAGATGCAGCGGAGCCGGACCGAATAGAAGAGATCCGGCGGGCCGGATTCAACGTATGGCCAGCACGCAAGGAAGTGGTCCCAGGGATAGACCACATTAAGGCCCAGATATTGCACATCAGCTCAGACAGCCCGAACACCATTAAGGAGTTCAGGAACTACAAGTGGCGCGAGGACAAGGACGGGAACACACTCGACGAGCCGGTAAAGTTCATGGACCACGCCTGTGACGCCATACGATACGCAATTTATACAGCCAAGGCAGGAAGCGAGCGCGTACCAATTGAAGCCCTGAAGAGCGAGACCCAGATCCCAGACATGGACCCCTGGGACGATTACGGGGACTACGACCAAGACCTGCCGTTCTAGGCCAATATTGCAGCTGCCGAATGACCCAACCAGGACAGCCAGTGGCCAGGACCAGGACAAAGTCAGGAGAGCAGCTGCGAGGATATCCACCGGGGACCAGAAACGGGAGCCTGTGGGCAAAAAGGCAAGTTACAAAATTAGCAAAACATAGGAGAAACCTGAACCCACTCAACAGAGGTAGAATAGGAGCCCGGAGGCCTTGTCAAATTGGGGTCATGAAAGCGTTTTTTCTTTTGGGGTCGATTGGATTTAGACATTTATCCGGCGTGTCGTAGATTCAGGTCGTATGATTTAATTAACAACAATACTATAAAAATTACACGCCGACATTTAAAACCTTAGCATACACGACACACGAAAGGAGACCCACAATGGCAAAAGATAACAAGAACAAGGAGACTGAGGCAAAGCCAGTCACCGGAAAAGAAGCGGGCGATGTATTCATCACCGGCACGGGAGAAATCTACCGGACCCCCACCATCACGGCGGAAAAATTGAAGAAATACATGAAGAACTACTACGGCGCAGGCATAACCAGGAAGCTGCGGGCCCTATTCTTCGGCGACGTCCTGGAAATTGCAGTAGAGGACGAAGACGGGGACGTGGACGAGGACCTGACAACCGAAATCGAGAACATGTGCAAGGCCAAAGGCGTGCGATTATACGACAAAATAAAGATTGATTGGAGCGACCGGTTCTGGTTCGGGGAGAGCTTTTTTAATACCGTATGGCAGCAGGATGGGGCCCGATATTACATCGAGAAGATAAGGCGCCTACCCCCTGAGAGCTTCGACACAGCACCCACAGACATCGACGACGGCGACGTGGCCGGGGCCATATTGAAGGGCGTGGTGTACAAGACCAAAGACCAGGAGATCCACTACTACCAGACCAACAGCGACGGGGACACCAACGAGCTGCAGGAGATACACGCCATCAAGAACCCGACCTGCACAGAGGTCGCAGGCGAGCCGGAAATACTACCCCTCACAAGCATTTTAACCATGCTAGACTTCGCATGGAAGAGCCAGATGCAGACAGTAAACCGCATCGGGGCCCCTATTATGATGTTGAGGATAGTAAACCCCACAAAGGACGACATCGAGTACGGAAGGAAGGTCGTCCGCAATTGGGGAAAAGACACGGCCTTTGTATTGAGGGACAACATGGAAGTCGTCAACCTTCCAATGAAAGAAGGAACGGTAAGCCTGGACACAATAGACAGATTAAGCGATATGGTCCTGGATTATTGGGTCCCAACCAGCATGATCGCGAAGGAAGGAAGCCTAATCAGCAACGGCGGCGGTTCCGAGTTAGAGCTTTTATACACATACATTGCAGGGATACACCGAGACATTGAGAGCGCCTGGGAAGAGATCCTGCAGCAATACCTGGACGCCAACGGATACGAAGGCTACAGGATAAACCTCACCATCCCGGACCCGGTCGTGGACAACCAGGAGCTGAAGATTAAGCAGGCAGAGGTCGGGGACAGCACAGGAACCCTGGACATTAACGAAATAAGGGAACGCCTGGGAGCCGAAGAGAGGGGCGAAGAGGACCTGAAGCTACTCCCAGCATACAAGAAGTACCCCAGGGAAGGAGAAGACGGCGAGATCGAGGACCCCAACCAGGGCGGCGCCTTTACGGATCCGGCCCAGGAAGAGAACACCCCCCAGACCCCCGAAGCCCAGCAACAGCCACCAGGACAGAACCCACAGCTACCGGCCCAAAATACCCAGCTCCGGAACAATAAAAAGAAGACCGGGACCAGCAACGCCACACAGGCCGCAATAATGGCCAAGGAACAGGCCGAGCTTGTGGACGCAATAGACCGCCTGGCAGACGGCGTCCTGGCCCTGATTTGAGGGAAACATGGCAGCGGAGCTATCGACCAGCCAGATGGTCGCAATAGACGAGCTCGTCCGGAACTTCCAGGAAGAGCAGATCAGCGTTTTAACCAGGAACGCAGCAGCGGCACATGTAGTCGGGGACGTGCAGGCACACAAGGCCCTGGGCTTGAATATCAAGCAATACATGGACCTGATAAACGAAGAGGCAGCCAAGTATGCCAAGAGCTACGCCAAGGACCTGGCCAAGGGCGGAACATACATCCAGGGGAAGTGGGTCCCCTGGTTGGCAGACAGGACCAAGGAAGATCGGGAGAAAATAGCCTCGATTATTCAGCAGGGCTACCTGCAGGGGAAGGCCACAGGGAAAACGCAGTACCAGAAGGCCGGGAAATACGGCCTGTACCCGAAGAACAGCATCGCCGGGGACCTGCAAGAATATTTTAACCAGCGAAGGAGCCACGCAGCCACCGTAGCCAGGACAGAAATCGCCAGGATACAAGTGGCAGGCAGCCTGAACCGATACAAGAAGCAGAGCGTGAAGAAGGTCCTCTGGCTAACATTCGAGCCCTGCGACGTTTGCGAGCAATTCAACCGCAGGGTGTACGCCATTAACGACATGCCCAGGGAGATCCCGGTACACCCACACTGCAAATGCGCCGTGGCCCCCGTAGCGGACGAGGTCCCGACAGGACCAGCTCCGGAACAGAAGGTCCCGGAAGGATTCGAGGAACCCCTGCCATATAAGGCCCCAAGCAAGCCGCAGACCATAACACACGACGAAGCCACGGTCACCTACAAGGACCAGAACGTGGGATGGCAAACCGCGTACCAGCGCAACACTGCCGGGGAAATAAGCCGGGACGAATACGCAGCTATCAGAAGTTACACGGGTTCAGATTACGAGGAGTTCAACTGGTGGTTAAGGGACGGGGACAAGGCAATCGAACAAATGGCACTCGACTGGGCCGAGACCACAGGTGGAGACATTAACGAAATCCGGAAGAACATCACAAAGAGGGCCATGACACAGTGGCCGGACCAGATGGACCGCCTAGACGCGGTCATCGCAAGAAGCAAGCTACCAGCGGACACCGTTTTATATAGGAGCTGCGGGCCAGAGACTGCAGCGGCCCTGTTGAGGGATGGCGAATATTTATATAAGAATTACAGCAGCACCAGCGTAAACTTCAGATCTTGTATGGGCTTTGGTAGTAACAGCGCGGACGGATACAGGGACGTCCTCGTAATGAAACACAAAAAAGGCAGCCGAGGGTTATATATAAACGACAGTGAAAATGAAGTTATACTGCCAAGAAATACGAACTACAGGCTGGTGCAGGTGCGCAAAGTTGAAAACGTCCACGCATACGATCCATCACTCGACAGGGACTACCCACACATACGATTTTTAATAGTGGAGACCGAACCATGAAGACCAAGAACAAAGCAACATCCCGATTTATAGCCGAGCCGGAAGACGGCGTGGCCCACAGTTCAGGCAGGCCGATCACCCCGGCAGACGAGGCCTACGCAGACGACGTATGGGCCACCATCACCGGCAAGGCGAAGGCTAAGAAATAACAGTGACCCAAAGCCCAGGCCAGCCAGGCCGGGCCCTTTACACAACGACACAAAGGAGACATAAAACATGGACCCAACAGTAGCCATCGACATGGCACAGATCGCCGTAGCAGCGGCAAGCGCAGGAGCAGAACCAACCAACGCCATCACCGGAGCGGGAGCGGCAGCAGTATCCGCAATTTGTGGACTTTTGGCAGGAGCAGCCCTGATGTACAAGCAGGCCAAGGTAAAGGCCCTCAAGGTTGCAAACCTCGCCCTGCAGAACACCAGCGCAGCGGAGATCGCGGAAATATACCAGAAGATACAGGACATCAAGGACAGGAAGAGCGACGGCGGAGCAGACGTCACAACCAAGGAGCTAATCGAACTCGGAAACCTGATATACAAGAGCGCCAAGGAGTGAGACCAGATGCCCAAGGGCCTGGGACTCACGCCCCAGCAGCGCCAGGACATACTGGACCGAGCACCAAAGGAAACCAACGGCGCCATCGCAGAGGACCTGGGGATCACGCCAGGGACCGTGCAGAAAGTCCTCCGGACAGAGAGAAGAAAACAAAACGGGGTTTAATAACCCCGCCTATTATTTTTTGCATATCCTAATTTTTCAAACATTAAGTGAAACTTCGGTTACAACGGTTACAACGGTTACAAAATAGGCAAAAACAGCCGATACCACACGAAAAACCAAAAAACAAACATTTTACATTTTTTTCAATTTGTAACCGTTGTAACCATTGTAACCGAGGTTCAGTTTAAACATAATATATATAGAGATTAAATGAAAGTACGGTAACAACGGTAACAACGGTTACAGTATTTAGGGCATATCACATCCACCCAACAAGAACCGCCATCGGTCAACGGCTTGTAACCGTTGTAACCAATGTAACCGAATTTTCATTTAAGATTATAAAATTTGCAGGCCATAAAATAATTAGCTTCGGTTACAAAACCACCGAATAAAAACCAGCCCCAAGCGAGCGCACCACACGACCCCGTAATAACGTATTTATGCAAGTTTTTAATATATAAGGAAAGTACATGCCACCGACAGGCACAACGACCCCGATCGCAGCGTCATTTTTTAACGCGGCTCAGACCCAAGAAGCAAAAACCGTCATATTGCAGGCCCTAGAGCGATGGGTCCCGTACCCCGAAGGGGTAGCAGGACACACCCGCGTATTTTACCCAGCCTCCAGCTTCCAGGGAACAGAGCAGGCATGGAACCGCGTCCCCTTGATATTTTCCGAGTCCGGACAGCACCCAAACCATAGAGCCCTTGAGGCAGACATGGAGAAGGAGCTGGCCAGGATCCAGGGAAGAGTCGCGGGGATGATTCAGAACGCCCAAGTCATCACCGGACCAGGCCAGCCCAGAGCCACCTGCAGCGTAGGTTTTACCGACCCCAAAGTGGCGGCCCTTTACAATTCGGGCAAGCTGGCATTAAGTACAGGATTCGACGGAGCACTCGACGTCGGGACCGGCCACATAAAGGGTACGGTGGTGCCAAACCACGTCCTGGCGTTTCAGCCAGCCCCGGACATACAGCCCAGGGACGGCGGTGCGATGTTTTTAAACACAATAGAGGAACGACCCATGACAACAAGAGAGAAGATCGACAAAGCCCTGGCGACATTCGGGAACAGCCTGAAGGAAGCCCTGGGAGCAGACACACACGAAGGAGACCCAGAAGTGAACCCAGACACAGAACTACAGGCAAAGCTGGAAGCAGCGAACAACCTGAACACTGAGAAAGACAAGACCATCGCAGCGAAGGACCAGGAAGTCACTGACCTGAAGGAAGAACTCCAGAACACCAAGAAGGAGCTCGAAACATTCAGGACCCAGAAGGCAGACGAAGCCTGGGAGCAGCTCAAGAACACCCAGATCCCACCAGGCATGGTGAAGAAGGAAGAGGACGAGAAGGCCCTCCGCGAGCTTTACAACACCAACAAGGACGCCTTCTATCAGAAGTTGATCGCAGCAGGTAAGAACGCACCGCAGACAGGCGGCCAGCAGGGCGCTGAGTTCAACAACGGCGGAGCAGAAGAGGAAGACACCGACCTGCAGAAATTGAACGACGAATGGGACCAGCTCACAGGAGCAAGCAACTAAGGAGAGACAAGCATGGCAAGAAGTGACATCTCCGGAGCCTTCAACATAGGCACAAAACTCACATGCATATTGAACGAGGGAGCACCGACCGTCGGCACAGCATACGACGGATCCGGCAAGAAGACCAAGTCCACCGTGTGGGCAGCAGAACTGCACAAGGACGAGCTCGTAACCCTGGACGCAAGCACCACAAACGACTACGAGAGCACCGACGGGATGGCCGTGGTTAAGACCATAGGAAACGGAGACACCACCATCATCGGCATAATTGAGAGCGAGCCAGAGCTTGTGAACCCTGTGCCAAACACAGCAGCCGGGGACACCCTCGCAAAGCGCCTGGAAGGCGGATATTATAGGCAGGCAACCGTGCGCTTATTCGTGGTCCAGGTAGAGGAAGCCAAGCTGGTCACAGCAAACGCCGCAGCCATTGTACCAGGAGTCACAGGAACCCTGATCGTGGACGTTTCAGAGAGCGCAGGCGACGAGAACGGCATCGTTCTGAACGATATCGCAACAGGTGGATGCGACAACATTATCCCACTGACCTACGCAGCAAAGGCCTCCGGAGCAGAGGTAAGCGTACTGATCGCGATAACCGGCCCGCTGACCGGCCAGACATAAACCGACCCATAACAACGACACCCCTAAGGAGATAAGAGAAACATGACACAGGTAAGCGGAACTAATGAAAAATTCCTGACCAGGGAATTTATAGTGCCTAAAATTTTTCAGATATTGAGCCCTAACCTCTTCTGGCTTGATCTCGTAAACAAGACCAAGACAGACAGCCGTAGCATCACCTTTAAGAAGGAAACCTACAGCGACGCGGACGACCCGAAGAAGAAGAAGACCAGGGCAAGAACACCAAGCGCACAGTGGACCTACGTCGGCCTTTCAGGATTTGAAACCGACAACGCCGTCCTCGGTAAAAACGGGTTCGCAATGCGCATCGACGAGAACGCCATCGACTACACAGAGGGCATCGACGAAATACAGCGCGGTATAAGGAAAATGGCGTACTGGCTCGGAGAGGACCTGAGCGCCAGGATCGGCGGCGACATTGTAGCCGGAGCAACCACACCAAGCTGGTCCCCTGCAGCCCCATGGAGCGACGTGGACAACCGCACCCCTGTCGAGGACCTGCGCCTATTCAAGAAGACCATGAGGCGCCCAGGATACGCCTACAGATTGACAGACACCATCATCCACCTGGACAACCTCGACGAGCTCGAAGGATACCTCCTGGCCCTGGACGCAAACCAGGACATCAGGGCAAAGGCCTACGGATACCCAGAGATTAATGGCGACAGCATAAACGTCCCGATCGTGGGCAACATTCAGGGAGTCGAGAACGGCATCCCAGAGGGCGCCATCCTTGGACTTGACAGGAACAACCCTGCAGCGACCATGTGGTACAACAACAGCCCAAGGTACGCAACCAAGCAGATCAGCTACGACATATACGACTCCAATGGAAACAAGCAGAAGAAGACCATTAACAACTTCGGGTTCAATTTCAACCAGTACACCGACCCGGACACCCACGAAGTGGTCCTTCAGATGTGGTTTGACATAAAGACCGTCGTAAACGAGCCATACGGCGTAATTTACAAGAGCACCGGACTCTGAGGCCACACAGGCCTCTATTTTTTTATAAGGTGACACCATGCGCCAGAAATACGAAATGCCGGACTATTCCAGCTTCAAAAACCAGTACACCGACCCGGACACCCACGAAGTGGTCCTTCAGATGTGGTTTGACATAAAGACCGTCGTAAACGAGCCATACGGCGCAACTTACAAGAGCACCGGACCCTGAGGCCACACAGGCCTCTATTTTTTTATAAGGTGACACCATGCGCCAGAAATACGAAACGCCGGACTATTCCAGCTTCAAAAACCGGGGCGGGATGTTGAGCCAGAAGGTCGTCAAGGAATTAAACAGAGTAGCCGAGGACCTGAAGGCCCGCCCGTTCTTTTCAACAACCGAGATCACAGGTGGCAAGAACGGCGACCAGGCAGCAGCCTGGCAGAACCCGGAAGACTGCCCAATAATTGTGACCAGGGTCCTGGTTCACATTAAGACCCCATCCGAGAACAAGACCACCGTCCTGCAGGTCCAGGCAGGGGACCAGATACACAAGGTCCCAGGCAACACCAGCGGCCTATATGACAGCCAGGCCAACGGGGGAGCAGCCATCATCCTGGACGCCCCAGGGGGCAACGTTGACACCATAGATGCCGAGATCACACTGGCCGGTGCAGACGATATGACCGGGACGTTATACGTGGAATACATACAGGTAGCCTGACAAGGAGGACGCCCGCATGACCGTAGAAGAAGCAGACATGGCCATATTTAGCCCATTCGAGGTCACGGAAGACGGGCCCCTTACATCGGCTAAATTTACACGGTTGCAGGCCCTGGCCACAGCCAAGCTCACCAGGGACGACCCAGGCCTGAGCGAAGCAGAGTACGACCAGGCCTGCGTTTTATTGATTGCACACATGCACGTCGCCTCCCAGGGGAACCTGGAGAAGACCACAGAGAAGATCGAGAACTACTGGGTCCAGAAGGAAGCAGGCAAGACCTCTTTTATAATTCAATACGACCAGCTCATCGCAGACGCCAGCCAGGCAGCCTGGCCAACAGAAGGCGACACCCACAGCGACGTGAGCAGCATGGGCGAGATGCAGCTAGACCAGGAAGAGGTCCCGGCCCTTTACGACCTGGACGAAATAACGGAGGCCGACGAATGAGCAACGATGGCCCGTTTATACAAAAACACGAATGCGAAATAAGGTGCGAGGACCACAGAGTAGCCCTTGAGAACCGGATGGAAAGACGCCTGGCCGAGACAAAGGCCGAGCTTTCACAGGTGGACCAGCAATTAATAACCTGGCTGCAGCGCCTTGATGATAAGTTCGGGGATTTATATAAAATATTAATCGGCATCTGTGTCGAGATATTCCTCGGAATAGCCGCCCTAATTATAGCAATTTGGGGGAAGATATGACAGCCGGGGACCAGATGGGCGTCGCCGCCATTGCTATTTTATTTTTGACATTGATCGGAGCCGCCGGAATATTAGCCATCGGGGGGAGTGCATGAGCATTAAGGGACACCTGCAGCAGAAGGTCACCATCGAGAAGCCAACCACGGACCCGGTGAGCTACGACGGCAACGGGTCGCCCATCCGGAGCCCAGGGGTGACAACCCCCGCCCGGGTAATTGAGAAGGCAACCAAGCTCATCACCAGGGACGGAACGGAAGTCAACAGCTCGGCCCATATTTGGCTAGAGACCGATGAGAGCCTGACACCAGAAGCCAGGATCACCCTACCAGATGGGACAGCCCCTGCTATTAAGCAGATACAACACCCAAGGGACGACTACGGCCCAAGATACACGGTGGTCTACATTTGAGCAAGGCGTTTAAAATAACCGGCCTGAAGGGCGTCCTGAGAAACCTGGACAAAGTAGCCAAGAAAGTAGACGGAGCCACCCAGAAGGCCCTGACGGACGAAGCAAACGACGTCCTGAAGGAAGCCATGATACAAGCCCCGGTGGATACAGGCGAACTACGCAGGAGCGGGACAGTGGGCAAGATAACCAAGGGAGCGGCTACTATTAGCATTGAGATCGGGTTCCACACGGACTACGCCCTATCCGTCCATGAGGACCTGCAGGCACACCACCCAACGGGAAAGGCCAAGTTCCTAGAGGACCCGGTGAACGCAGCAGTCCCAGGCCTGGCCGGAAGGATAAAGAAACGACTAGGGACCGTATTTTAAGGAGCGATAGCAAATGTTACTCGATGATATCAAGAGCTACCTGCAGAGCCAGGGAATAACAGAGCCGATATATATCGGCAGGCTACCCGACGGACCAGACGACTGCGTGGCATTATTCGAGTACGCAGGACGCCCGCCGTACACATTGATAGCAGTTGATACACCAGGGCTACAGGTTAAAATAAGGGGGGCCGCAGGCGATAATGACTACCAGGACGCCAGGGCCAGAGCCCAGACGATTTTAAACACCCTACACGATATAAAAAACGTTTTAATAAATTCAACGCGATACATACATGTACAGGCCCAAGGAACCCCCGGCCCTTTAGGCAGGGACCAGGCCGAACGACCCATATTTAATATTAATTTCCTAGTCCGCAAGGACAGGGAATGACCGACCTTAAATAAAACACAATCGACACCCAAGGAGACCAGACAATAAATGGTAATAGGAACGGATGTCCCAGCGGGACAGGAAGTAAAGTGGTACGCAGGCGGAGACCAGCAGACCGACGAGATCACAGTGGACGCGGCCGACGTGAGCAACGGGTACGTGGACCTGACGAAGAAAGCAGAGTACGGATCCGTATTTATAACGGTGAACGGAGTGGTCACGGCTTGCACCGAGCTACAGGCCGACGGAAGCACCCCGGCTACGGAGACAAGCGGCACAGAGACCATCAGCTACACCGGGATAGTTCTCAGCGATACGGTCGTGGCATATTACCTCAACATTGAGGACACCCCCCTGCAGCAGATCGCCGCATGCGCAGACGTAAAGACCGGAATAAGCGTCGACACCAAAGAAGCAGCCATCCACGGCCAGAGTAACAAAATTAAGACCATTGGAGCCATCTCCCAGGAAGCAGAGCTCGAAGAGTTCCATTATAACCAGACATTTATCGCCATGTGCCTCGGGGACCAGGTCTCCAACAGCCCAGCAACAGGAATGGACAAGCTCTCCACCAAATACAGAGGTGTTAAGAAATTCGGTGGCCTCGTTGGTAAAAGATTCAGTGCAGCAGGCGCGGTCTTATACAAATGGTTCCTTTTTGGAGCCCAGGCAACCGGCGTAGATAAGGAGTTCCCAACAGAAGACTTTTATAAGGATTCTATGAAGTTCCAAATCGACGACTACCTCGAAACCGACCTCGAGGTCTAAACGGAGCGATAGAGATGGGAGCAACCGTACACTTTGAGCAGAGCCCAGGCCAGGTCGACGACCCAGGCCTTTCTGTTTCATTCAAGGAGAGGCACCAGGAGATCCTCAAGGCAGACGTCACAGCCCTGACAACCGCCCAGAGATTGACCAGGAGAGCCCTCAAGGACGTTTTAAAGATTCCTTTTGAAGACGACCTCGGGGAATTTTTCATCGAAGTAAGAATGCCAACCCAGGCCGAGCTTGACAAGATCATGAAGACCCAGGCAGAACTGAACAAGGCCAACAAGGCCGAGGGCGGGGACGCAACCAGGGCACTAGAGCTCACCAAGGACCTGCAGGAATTGGTCGCCGACCTTTGCCAGGACGAGAGCATCACCCCCGAATTTTTCCAGAGCGGAGACTTCCAGGTCTGCGACTTCGGCCAGATTATCAAGGAAGTAATGCTCGAAACCGAGAAGAGAGCCGTAGACAGCCGTAGCTTTCGCCAGGACAGACAGGGGTCAGGCCCTGTTTGAGCTTTGCGGATTTTTAGGCAAAGTCCCCCACGAATTGAAGGCGTGCCCGGATGACGAGTACGCCTACCTTTCAGAAGGGTGGAACGAGCACGCGCGCAGGATCAACGGAAACACCGGCAAATAAAAACGAGGGTACATGGCAACCAGCATCGGCGAGATTATAGCCCAGCTCGGCATCCAGAGCACGGTAGACAGGGACATCGCCCAGGCCAAGATGCAGATGCAGACAGGCCTAAACGGCATGAGCACAGCGGCGATGAACACCAGCAAGACCCTGGCGGCAGGGCTGGCCGTTGGGGCGACAGCAGCGGTCGGAGCGGCCGCAATTGGCGTAGCGGCAGCAACGAAGACCTACATGGACTTTGAGAGCACCGTAGCCAGCGCAGCCAGCGTCACAGGCCTCAGCGGCCAGGCATTCCTAGACGCCAAGGAAAACATCGCGAGCCTTTCCAAGGAGCTCGGAAGCACTACAACATTTAAAGCGAGTGAAGCGGCCAATGCCATGTACGACCTGGCCTCGTCCGGATACGACGTGGCCAACATGACGAAGAGCGAGCTCAAACCTATTCTTGATATTGCAGCAGGCACGCAGAGCGACCTGACGACAACCACCGAGATCATGACGGCCACGATGGGCCAGTTTGGCCTGAGCATGAGCGACAGCAGCGAGATCGCGGACGTCTTCGCCCGGACCATTGGAAGCAGCAAGGCAACAATAGACAAACTCGGGACGAGCATGAGCTACGTCGGCCCTGTTGCGAACAACCTCGGCATGAGCATCCAGGACACCAGCGCCGTACTGGGGGTCCTTTACAATTCAGGCCTGGACGCAAGCACAGCCGGAACGGCCATGCGTGGAGCATTAACCGCATTAATTGACCCGACCAGCGAAGCTGCCAGCACCCTGGAGAGCATGGGCCTGACATTAGACCAGGTAAACCCGAATACAAACGAATTTACAGACATTCTTCAGAACCTAGCTGACGCAGGCATGACAGCCGAGCAGGCTATGGCCATATTCGGCGTAAGAGCCGGGCCTGCCATGTTGACCCTAACGAGCCAAGTAGGGGACGTGAAGGAGCTCACAGACAGCCTGTACGACGCAGGTG